AGCGTACTTTCACAGTATGTTTTCTACGGGATTGCGTAAAATGGTCAGATTCAAGAATGCCACTGTCAAGATTCTCGAAGAAAAAGCGACTCTTAATACAGAGGGAGATTACATTGCGGGATTCGTGGAAGTAGAAACGATTGAGGGCGATGTACAGCCACACGCACTGACCGAAGATGAAATTAAGGCTTATGGAATCTCCATGACAAGGGGAGATGTGAAGATTTTCCTTTACAACGGATTACACCCGAACATTAAATCTGGAAACCGAGCAAGCGTGACTTCCACTTTATCGGGAGACACAAAGACTTACTCGATTATGCCTGTGAACTGTTGGACTAGACACGGGGAATGTCTTTTAATTCCAGTGGAGAATGAAGAATGAAATCACTTGAGCAACAGGTCGCATTTATCGTACAGGACATGAAAAAGAAGGTTGAAAACCTTAACGAAGCCGAGAAAAAATATGTTGTCGCTTGTGCGTCAGAAATTGAGCGAACGGCTAAGACATTGATGCGTGATACCGTAACTAATCCGAACGTTACATATCATGGCAATCATCACCCTTCAGTGGCGGGAAATCCACCCGCTGTAGATAACGGAACATTAAGGCGGTCTGTCACTCACACAATAGGTGAGGAAAACAGAAAGCCTTATGCTTTGGTAGGTACGGATTTGGACTACGGAAGATACCTAGAGTTTGGCACATCTAAAATGAAGCCCAGACCGTGGCTGTCTGTTGCTACGACAAAATGTGTGGACTTTATGCGACAGGCTAGGGAGCAGATACTTGGCAAAGCGATAAAGGGGTAGAAGATGTTGAACGTTAAGGAATATATGTTTACACTTTTGACATCGGATGCCGAACTTTCCGAACTTCTTGGGGAAGGTCATATTGTGTCAGCCTATCCGCAAGAGGTAAAGACCTTCCCGCTTGTTGTTTATGAAGATTCGGGTCAGCGGGATGTTGAGTTTTCCGATAACTTGCCAGAGGGTACGGATGTCAGCGTAAGGATTCATATTTTCACCAAAACGCTCACCGATTATCCGACAACGGCACAGATTGGAAGTTTGGTACACAGAATCATGCGGGCTGATTTTTGGGCTTGCACATTGAATACGGAAACAAGCGATGTTAGCGATAACATTCGCCACAGAATTATGGATTTTAAGAGAACTTTTCTTAAAATATAGAACTTAACAAGGGGGATTAAAAAATGGCAGGAAATGCAGAAAATCCTAAAATTGGTCTGAGCAATGTTGTAATTGCTCCTTTGATTGAGGATGACGGAATCAACCCACCGACTTACGGGGCGGTTATTCCGTTGCGTGGTGCTGTACAGGCAAGTGTAAACCCGAACTCAAGCGTTGAAACGGATTACGCTGACAACGGTGCTTTCTTTGTTACCAACAACCGAGGTAACACCGAGATGACACTTGAACTCACCAATGCAGACCCGAACACACTTGCACTCATGCTTGGACAGGAGCGAATTAACGGAATTACCGTTGAAAAACCGCTTGACCAGTCTAAGTATTTTGCACTTGGTTTCCAAGTTTGGATTGGCGGTACAGACGATGAAGGCAACAAAATCTTTGAGAACTTCTGGTATGCTAAAGGCAAGTTTGCCGTTCCAGAAAGCGGTGGTACAACCAAAGGCGAAAGCATTGACTTTCAGCACCTTACGCTTACCGCTCAGTTCGTTGCTACTCAGTACAAAGAGGATGGCAACAGCGGGGTAATTTGTACACACGCTCGAACTGACATCGATGCCGTATCAAGCGTCATCGAGAATTGGTTCAATGCTCCAGTCCTTTCAACAGGAATCAATGAGGGTGCTGTTACTGTTGCCATTGCACAGGGCGATTCAGCAAAGAAAATCACAATCACTGGCACAAAGGTTGGCGGTGACTGCGTATTTGCAAACGCTACAATCAATGCGGATAACATCATTATCGCTTCAGCGGGAGCAGTAGTTGCAGGTACATTCGCCCGCAATACTGATGGGGATGTAATCACATTCACTTCTAACGCAGACATGAGCGGAGATGTTGTTGTTACAGTCACAAGCGGACTCAAAGACCTTAACGGGGTCGGAGTTACAACGACAAGTGCAGTAGTTTCGATTGCATAATTGAACTGCTAAGTTTGCCAATTTAAGCGTTATCGTGTACACTAAAAACGTTACATGGTAACGCTTATTTTTTTTTCTAAACAGGGGTAAAAAATGGAAAAAGAAAAGGAACTTGAAAAAGTGATGCCGAGCGAGTTTAAGATTACGCTTGGCGGAAAGGAACGTGAGGTTAAGTTTGGCAACCTTGCTCTTGCGAAAATCGAACAGAAATACGGCTCGGTTGAAGCGTTCTCGCAGGTGCAGGATGACTTGCAGAAAAAGCCGATGCAGACTGTTCCGTGGCTTCTCTCAATCTGTATGAAGGATAAAGAGGGGCTTGAGGATGATTACGAATCTATCCTTGAAGCAATGGATGAAGAAGGTCTCACGATTGCAGAAGTTGCAGAGCTTGTAATGAGTGCAATTAACTCTTCTCTTTCTGTTTTCGGAGAGAAAAAAAAACAGAAGGCGGTAAGCAAGAAAAAATAGCTATCCCGTGGACATACCTTTTGACTGAAGCTATCACGTCATTAGGTATGTCTGAGGAATGGTTCTGGAACTCCGAATTAAGAATTGTGTGGAATCTGATTGAGAAGAAGAAAGAACTTGATTTAATCAGAATGAAGAATCAAGCCGTTTACATTGCAAGTTATGTTTGGGGAAACGACCCAGATAAAGATAAGGGCGAGGTTATGGGAATTGACAAGCCCGTAGATTCTACCGCCCTGTCACGGTTTTATTTTTAGAGAGGATTAAAAAAAATGGCTGAAGATTATGTTTTGCAGACGAAAATTACTGCGGATTCTACGGAGTTTCAAAATGCTATAAAGGGAGTCAGTAACTCTTTGAACGGCATTAAAAAATCTCTCACCGAAGCAACCGACAACATTAAAAAAGGAACTGCAAACTGGGGTCTTGATTTAGATAAGTTCTATGATAAGGGTTCTGGAATCTTTAAGAGTTTCGGAGTGGACATCGATAAGTTTGCTTCTCATTTCGGAGTATCGGGAAAACTTGTTACAGCAATAACTGTCGCTACAGTTGCACTCACTAAGTTCGGGCAGTCAATGAACGGAGCAAGGGCTGAACTTGCAAAGGGAACAGGTGCAATTGGTGAAGATTTAATCAAACTGCAAGACACATTTCATAAAGCCATGATTGAAGGAATCGGGCGGGATGCTAAAGAGGTCGGGGGCATGATGGCAGACCTTAACACCCGATTCGGAGCAACGGAAGAAGAACTTGTTGCAATGACTGACGAGTTTGATAAGTTTGCTGAAGTCATGGGAGTTGATGCAAGGCAAGCTATCAACACAACAGCCGACATTATGGCTAAATGGGGGATTGAAACAGAAAAACTCAGCCCGCTTTTAGACCAGTTGACAACAGCATCACAAATGAGCGGAGCTACAATTGATGAACTAACAAACGGACTTAAACAGGGGCAGGCGGTATTCTCACAGTTTGGAATGTCTGCTACCGATTCAATAGCAATGCTTTCTTCATTCGCAAAGAACGGCTTGGAGACAACGACCGCTATCAGTTCAATGCGGTTTGCATTAAACACTTTCTCTAAAGAGGGAATCGATGCGAAAAAAGGATTGGAAGAAACGACTGAAGCCATTAAAACCGCATCTTCTGAAACTGAAGCGTTATCAATAGCAAGCTCCGTTTTCGGTGCTAAAAATGGTGCTGAAATGGTAAAAGTTCTGAAATCTGGTGCTTTGTCCGCTGATGATTTTAAAACCGCCTTAATGAACGCAGGGGGAGCGTTAGAAGCTACTGACAAGGCGAGCCGAACTTCAGTTGATGCTTTTGAAGATTTGAAGGCAACCCTTAAGGGAACTTTTGCGGGATTCGGAGAAGGCTTTGATAATTTATTCCGAGACTTAATAGATTCGATTCAAGAGGTCGTGAAGTTCATAGCCCCAGTCATTGAACCTATCGGAAATATATTCAGAGACGTTTTCTCAGCAATCGGACAGATGCTTAAAATCCTTGTGGATAACTTTATAGAGTTTCAGAAGCGGTATAATACTGTATTCAGTGCAGTAACAAGTGTAATACAGACAGTTTATGAGATAATCCATAAAGTTTTAAGCAATATGGTGGAAATGTTTGGCAATACATTTTCATTTATCTTTGCAATTCTTGATGGCAAGTGGGGCTTGGCATGGGAGTATGCTAAAAAGCAAGCCCTTCTTTTCTCTAAAAGTATTTCGGACATTCTATCTGGAATCGTTAATTTATTTGCGAAGATGATAAACGGGGTAATTGAAAACCTTAACAGTGCAATAAACCTTTATCACAAACTTCCTAAGTCGGTACAGATTTTCGACATCCAGAATATTGATAAAATATCAGAAAGCATTGATTTAGCTTCAAAGTGGAACATCACGGGCAAACTCGCTGAAACTCAACAGAAGATAGACGAACTCACAGGCAAGACATCGGAAAAAATTATCGGTGACTTGGGCAAGGTCAAAGAAGTCTCAACTGATGTTTCGGACACGATGAAATCTGAAGCAATGGAAGTTTCGCAGGTTTCAATTGATTGGAGCAATAAACTTCTTCAGCAGGAAATTGCTGTTCTTGAGAAAGAGCGTGAGGATGCAGTTAACAGGGCAAAACTAGAAGAACAGACAGAGCGGGAAATCTTTGATATTAAGAAGTCCTATGCGGATAAAATCTACGCTTTACAGGTAAAGCAGATTGAAGCACAGCGGGAAGCCGAGATTAAAAAAGTTAAGGCTTCTAAAGAATCTCTTGAATCACAGAAAGACCTCATTGCCAAAATAAACAAATATTATGACACTCAAAAAAGCCTTATCAAAGATTCAACTGTTTTC